CAGTTGCGAGTCCTAGCTCTAATGCTCAAGGTGTTGTAAATAATAACGCTACAATGATAACTCCAAGTTCAATGCCTTCTTTTAGAATGAGTCAGGGCATAGTTTGTGCTTCTCCTAGTCTTACTATCACTCCTTATGTAACAGATTCTCACACATTTTCTTTACCTAGAGAAACAGTTACTAGACAAAATATTTACGATGAAAATACTGGTGCTATTAAATACGTTCAAGAAACTCCTAGATTTGAAAAAGAAAATTTTAATTTAAACTATGGAATTAGTATGCAACTAAATATCCCTTTGGGAAAATCTCCAGCACTTTGTCATAGGGCAACAGAAATAAATATCAAAAATCAGGAATTATTGTATAAGAAAACTAAATTAGAGATCTCTCTCCATAGACTCAAAATCTGCTCAGAGCAAGCGAAATTAGGTGTTTACTTTAAGCCTAATACTCCTAGTGCTGTCACCTGTGAAGATATTGTAGTGACAGTACCCCCAGGTCAAGTTATCCCACATACTCACGAAATAAAATTAGATGACTAAATTACATTTTGGAGTAGCAACTATAGCGTATTTTGGGGCAGCATTTTTAACAGGGGGGATGATATTTCTAGGCACTAGTTATCGCAGATTAGCTGATACTAATGAAGCACTATCAGCAGATATACAATTACTTGTCGAAGCATACATTTATGGAGAAAAGGAGTGTTATTTATTAGCACCTAAACCGAAGGATTGGCTTATATGGGAGGAGATGCCATACAAAAAAGTTATTCCATATAATCACGAAATAAAGTAGACGAGCTACGGGCTGTGCATTACAAACTCGCCTACCCTGTTAATTATACACAAATTTTAAAACCCTTCTAAGACTCCATTTGCCATAAAGTCCTAAAAGGGTTTCTTGTTCATGAGAAACAAACGCTCTAGCTTCGTTTGTTTAGTACAAGGGATAATAGAAAGGTAGTGATTTGTGGCAGACGGAGTGCTTCCAAATGTACCGTACTCTCCTTGTATTAGTTATTTTACCTTATCTTTCTTCTTTGTCAGCTTTTTAATCACCTGCTTAACAATAGGCTTCACTAAATTCAAAATAATAGGAGTAGTCGCAGCCACAGTAGCGATAACAGCAGTAGAGACAACCACGCTAGGCGTTGGTATGTATTGATCCACAAAAGGAACATCTTCATACAGAGTTATGCACTCAAACCCATCATCTCCTCTTTTATGTCCAATGACACGCTCTAATCGTTTTTCGTTACGAAAATCTCCAATTCTCTGATCTTTTTTTCCAGGACAAGGTTTTAATTCATCTGGTGGTTTTTTTGGGATTTCTGGTATTTCTGGTTTTTCCGTTTCTGGAAAAGGTGGTGGTTCATTGTTAATAGGAGTTTCTTCTGTAATGACAAGATTTTCAGGTGAATAATCAAGAGGGACGAAACTAGGAAACGGAAAATCACACGTTGAATATACTCCATTAGGATCTTCTAATAATAAATTTCTATTACCTGTATTTTTTATATCACGATGTTGATAAGTACATCCAGGAGCATCTATCTCAGGTGGTAGATACTTTGTAACTTCAATATAGTGTTGACTATAAGGTTCTGGAATCTCTGGAATGTATATTTCAGGAATATAAATTTCAGGTATTTCAGTCATAGGCATCTCTTGGTAAATAAACTTCTACAAAAGAATGACACTTGGGACAGGAAAGATTAGTTACCATACTATATTCAGCAGAAGATGATGGATAATCTTCTTCATCTAGACTATGATCTCCACCCCAGATCAATTCAGTTTTACAATGCCAACAGTTCATACTGAAAGTGTCCCCTTATCTCTCCTAATATCAATTAGTTCCTGGAAATTTTTATTCTTCGTTCCACCATCATAAGCCCAGGCATATCCGTCATCTATCATTTGTTCATTTAGTGAGACTGTCGCATTTCCTACATACAACCAACCTAATAAACGACCATACTTACCAGATGCCCCTTTACCTAACTCAGTTCTTACATATAAATTTTCTCCTCCAAGAAAAGCTGTGTCAATCTTATCTTTCAACCAATTCGTTGCGTCTATGCCCAGAGGCTTCTCCACAATATGGTCTTTGGTACGCTTTTCTGGTGTATCAACTCCTGCCACTCTTACTCGTTGTTTTATTGTTAAATCAAAGCCAAGATTGATTGTAATATCTATGGTATCACCATCTACAACACGATCCACAGATGCTATTTTATAATTCCAGCAGCTTAGTCTGCTAGGCGGTACTAAAGCTCCCATTATTTCTTAGGAAGAGGAATAGATTGCCCTGTTCTATTAGGTAACGACTTATCCAATACGTTTGGCATCATTCCTCGAACGTTTCCAAGAACCTCGTTCATAATCTTTGTCTTAAATTGAGGTGATGTTACATACTTATAGCCAAAGTACCCTCCACCAACAACAGAAGTTACCATTAAAAATGAGACAATACTCAAAACATTAGCAATCTTTTGAAACATGATAAAATTTGCAATTATTAAAGCTATGTCGGTTATGACATTAGCTACATTACTGTTAATTATAGGTCTATCTCCCCTCTACGTCACTTTAGGGGTAATACAACGTCAAATGTTGGAATCTAAGCGTTAGGGTCTGCTGGATATTGTGTCATATTAGGTGTTACGACACCATCTTTTTCTGTTGACCCATAAAGAGCCACTAAAGCTGCTGTATCTGCACAATCGTCAATTTCTGTTTCCCTAGTTAAACAAGCAGTTCTAACACTTGTTCTGTAAGTTTTAATTGCAGTCGGAACAGCTTTTGATGTTTCTGCTTTTCTTACAACGTACCAATCATATTTGGCTAACAAAGAACCAGCAGTTACTTTCTCCTGTTCTTTCAAAACTGACTTAACACCTTTTATAACCATCTGACTGCCATCTTCATTCTTTATTAATTTTCCATCTTCATCTTTAGCGTCTACATCATCAAGTGCTTTTGCGGTTCCATCGCCCCAATAAAAACGAGAATCAAATACTGGATCATCTGCAACCTCAGTAATGCCAATATCTTTCTTCTCTTGTGCTGTTGATAGTCTTAACCAGTTGGCAGGGTAATGTATATCCCCTGAAGTAAAGGGAACATCAACTGCTAAAGGTTTTCCGTTTAATTTAAAAGCCATAGTTTTATTTTAGTATATACTCGTTTATCTAGCACGAGCGTACTTAAATGGTGATTCTGCAAATGCTAAATAAATTAAAGTATTTCCACTCCCATTCCAAGTTGTAGCACTACTTCTTAATTTAAAACCATTTGATGTAAAATCAATCCATTGTGACTGACTTTCAGCAGCATTCGAATTAGGGTGTAGATATTTTCCAACAGGATTACCGCCATCATCACTATCTCTTTTGTTATCACCCATAACCCATGAGACAGAGGAACTTGAATTTTTTATTAGTACAAAAGCTGGTCTGAAGCCTGTGAAAACAAATGTGCCATTAGCACTTCCGTTGCCTGTATATTTTCCAACCTTGCTATACCCTGCTACTTCGCTGAAACAGTAGGCTATATAAGTATCACCATTACCATTACTGGCTGTTGCATCATCTAAATAAAATAGACTTGATGTTGGATGTGTGTCCTGCCATCTATCATTAGTAGCTGAAGTATCACTTGTATTTAATTTTAATTGTTTAGTTGCACCAATTTCCTTGTGGTAAACATACCAAGCTGTCGCTGAATTTCTTTCTTTTAATATAATAGCTTGTGGTGCTACTCCCAAACCATGACCGACAGTTGCGTTAGCCCCTGTTCCTGTATAACTAACAATAGAAAATCCTGCTGTAGTATTAGCAGATACGGATGACGTTATAGACCCATCACTATTTGAAGAGGCTGTCCCTCCAGCTTTCCAGTTCCATGCTACAAGACTTAAACCAGAACCATTAATTTCAGTAGATGTTCCAAGAGTATAGCCATCACTATTGAAAGATTGAATTAAATTAGAATATGAACTTTCAGCACTAGTATCGTTTGGAATTAATCTGGCACTACCACCTCTAACAGAATCATACATATCGTGATTAGCACTACTACTTCTAGATTTAAACCAACCCCAATCGGGCTGAAAGCTTAATCCAGCTAAAGCTCTACTTGCCCCGCCATCTCCTGTATAAAGCAAAGTATCAAAATGTTCACTAGGCAGCAGTATTGTTGGGTCGGATAAGTTTGCTGAACATAGCTTTCCAAATCCTGTTGGAACTGTTCCTAAAAAGCTATGATTCCCAAAATTAATATTTGACGTAAATGTTGTACTACTTGCACCACCTCCATCGTGCCATACAATGTGAGGCATCCATTCTGTTGCTGTTGTAAAGTTTGGTATTGTAAAACTTTCGTTTGTACCGCCTGCTGGATCTCCGTCTGTTCCTCCATCATTTGCATACCAAGTTGTCGAACCATTACTTGCAACTTTACCTACCCATAATTTTCCATTAGAACAATCAATAGCTATTGCAGCCCTTTCACCTGAATAAAAAGAAAAACTCGGCCATGATGACATATGAGTAGTCCCATTCCATGTACTTCCTCCAAAACTTATACTTACATAATTAACATCGTTATAACCTTGAAAATCGACAACACCGGCTTCATCTGTATATCTAACTAATCCAGTTTGCCACCTGCCCGCAGTAGTTTCTTCATTTTCCCATTCCCAATAAATCTTGCCAGTTGAAGGGAGAGCCATAGTAGATCTCCACGATTTAGAAGCTGGTTTATAGTTATAGGATACACGAAGACTTCCATTAGATATAGTTCCAACTAAAGACCTATCTACTGGACTTAAAGTTGGGAAGTTATTAGTAGGACTATCGAAAGAAGAATCATCATCTTTTCCAGCAGCTACAGAAAAATTATTTGGTGTCCAATTATTACCATTACCGCTTGAATCTTTTCCCAACGTGGTCGCACTTGTGTCTGAATTATCTGAAAAATTTAAATAAAAACCAGTTGTTCCATAACCACCTGTATATTTCTTAGGATTCCATTGACCTGTTATTGGGTCTGTTTTTCCGAAATATGAAGCATCATACTGCTGCCCATCAATAAAATTAATTTCTGCCATATAACCATCAAACTCCATACCAGCAGATCCTTGAGCACTTGTTCTGTAACCTAAAGTATGCGTAGCTCTATCCCCATCTGCATTGATTGCATTTAGTGCATATCCAGAGGAAGGATTGGTTCTTGATCCAAAATCTGTGATCTCTGCTCCGTTCACATACATTCTCATTCTGTTGTCTGCTGTGCTTTCATCTGTGTCTAAAGCACAAACAAGATGAAACCAAGCTGAAGGATCTCTAAATAATTGTGTTGTGTTTAGGTTCCCTGAAGCACTAGATCCTGGTGCAGCTACATCCCAAGTTAGTTCATCATTGCTTGCAATAAAAATATGAGATGCGTTTGTATCACCACCAAAAATTCGCATTTCTCCAGCACTACCTCCTAAATTTCCTCTTTTTATCCAAGCACTAAAAGTCCATTTTTTTCTATTTCCACCGCTACCAAAATCTCTACTTAAATAAGCTGTGTCATCATCATTAAATCTTAAACTACGTTCTACCTCGTATGCTTTTTTCCCTGCTATGAAAAAAGGATTAGGGCTGCCTAAACTGCTCATTAGCTAAAGTTTCCAATAAACTGTGCAGCTATGTTTGTATTGGTTCGTGCTATCCAAGCAATAACATCTACTTGGTTTGCACCTGTTGATAATGTAGGTGCTGTACCATCTGAGAAGTCCCAGTACGATCCAAATGCAGCAGTTCTACTTCCCGTACCATCTTGAGTTATAAATAAAACACCGCTCTGACCAGCAGAAATATTTGAAGGGTTGGCAATAGTGACATTACCAGTAAGTGTTGTAGAAAAATTATTACCAGTTCTAAAATCTAACGTAATTGTAGATGCGTAGGAGACAGCAGTAATCTCTCCAATAGTTCCTTTGGTTGTAACTCTTCCGTTACCAGAACCACCACCATTATCAAATACAAGCGTATTTAAAGTGCTTGTTTCGTGTGCAACATTAGTAACTTTTAGTGTACTCATTTAACTTGGTTCAGTAGGAAAGGTGACAGAACTCATATCTAAATTACCATTTGCGTCTACCTTTGGCGACGCACTAGCTGGTAAATCACGCAAACTTTGACGATATGTTTTCCATGCTGTTGAAAGTGTTAAATCAGAACTTGCTCTCCAATCACAAGCTGTTAATAATTCATTTCTTTTTACTCTTAGTAGTCTCATTCCTTCTACACTATTCAACCTTGTAACTTCTGTGTTTATTTCAGATTCAGTTGGTGCTGTTCCAGTATCAAGCCATTCTAAACCAGAATATTCTGTTCCTCTCCATTCCCATTGTGTATTTGGTTTTAAAGATAATAGTGCGTCAATTTTGCTATAAATCATTTTTATGTACCTGTTTCGTATTCAATAAGGGTAATACTTGCTTTAGGTGTATAACTAGTATCCGAATCTACAAAATTCAAAGTTACTGTAGTTCCGTGATCCGCAGCATATTGAGTTTTATATGTATGAGCATTTGTATCACCAGGCGAATCCTCACAAAGAATTACATGATTTTCATTTGCATAAGTTGAGTTGGCACTTGCTTGTACAGCAAATCTCATACCACCAGACCCACCTGATTGTGCTATTCTTGCAGGAGGTTCATATATGTGTGTTGAATCTCTTAGAACCAATATTCCACCATTAACTTCATATTCACTTCCATGATAGAGTTTATACGGATGACAAATTTGAACTAATATTTTACTAGAAGCGGAAGTTGGTGTTATAGAAGCAGATAATCCTGTATCAGCAAAAGTATAAGCACTTCTTGTAACTGTGGTACTAAAAGTTTGGTGTACAATTTGTTTAACTTTTCCACCAGCATCAGCAGCAAAACTTAAATTACCAGAGCCATCTGTTTTTAATACCTGGCCATTTGTACCATCAGCATTTGGTAGTTTAAATGCTACGTCTGCCGATGTTGGTGCGGATGATGGGACATTGAGTGAAACAACATTACCGCCTGAGTGTTTTAGTGATATTTTGCTCATAATTAACTAGGTTTTGGATTAGCGTCTTTAACCGCTTTGTTGTGAATAGCAAAGCTACCAGTTGCATCTAGTTTACCTGCAATAATGTCGTCATACAACATTCCAAGCTGTTCTCCTGTAAGTGCATACGTTGTAGAACCATTTGTTGTCCTATCAGTTTTATATTTAACTTTAGCTGCCTCTGTGTTTAATTCAGTTCTTGCTGTATCAATCTTAGATTGAACAAGAGTTACAGATTTTCCATCTTTGTCAAACGCACCTTTAGAGTCATCAATAGTAACAACTGTAGGATAAGCTTTTCTTATTGCATCGTGGTCTAAACTCATGCTGCCACCTCCATAAGTATAAGTGAACTAGCTGTATTTCCAGCGTTAGCGTCTAATGTATTTGTTCTGTTAACATATAAAGTTCCGCCATCACTAGCTACTGACACTTGTACTTTATAAGTCGTTGCAGAAGTTGTACTTGGAGTATCTAAAAAACTGCGTGAAACTGGATCCATAACATAACTATCTTGAGTATATCTATGGTTTCTAGCTATTGTTACTTCTTCTCCTGTAGCTGCGTCTCCTACGAATAAAACAGTTGAACCTCTTAATATGTTTGCAAAAGCTCTTTTATGCTGAGTTACATTAACAAAACAACCTAATGATAATAATACTAAAATTTTATTAGAAGATGAAGAAGGAGTAATAGCAGCACTCAAACCTAAATCAACCATTGATGTTGAAGTTGTTGTAAAACCAGCAGTTAATGTTCCTTCAACTATTTGAAGAATACTACCTTTTGCCTGTGTTGCTAAAGTATCACGATCTACTATTCCGTCAGGCAAACCTCCTACTGAGATTCCTGTAATTGTTCCTGATCCGTTGATTGCTATTGGCATAACTATAAGATAACTAATTTTGCACCAGAAGGCACAGTTATTGTGACTCCGTTATTAATTGTAGGACTTACGCTATGTGCATTTTTATTGGCAGTTAAACTATAAGAAGTCGTTGCAGTTTGGTCATTCTCGAAGAACACCTCATCGGTTCCTCCTCCAGTCGCTCCAGCACCCCCTCCGATAGCTCCCCAAGAACCATTGTTGTAGCCTTCAAATTGATTAAGGGTGGTATTGTGTCTCAGCATTCCAACAGCAGGGCTACCATCTCTCTGAGCCGTTGTTCCAGAAGGGACTGTAACGCTAGATGTATAATTATGAGTTACCTTTCCAGTAAATGTTGCACCTGCTAATGGTGCTAATCCAAAGTTTGTAGTAGCAACAGGGCCAACAGTTACATATCCATTATTTGCTGCATTTCTTATCTTTAAATTTCCGTCAGATGTATCAACGTGCCATTGATAAGCATAATTAGTTGTTAACGCACCAGATTTACTATTATTAGACGCAATAGCTTGCAGAACATTATTTAAGTCAGTACGAACTGCACTTCCCGTTCCGTTATCAATTATAAAATCGTGTTCTGCCATTTAAACAAGTAACATTGAGCCTATTCTACCCTCCTTTACCAAATCCGACAGCCTGATAACTGAAATTTCTATCAATCGAAGCATTTGAGGAGTTTTTAAAGTGAACAGTAAATCCTGTACCACTTACACCGGAAACTACAAAGTAATCTCCAGATGCCATATTTTGAGCATTAATTCCAATAGAAGGTAAATTAGAATTTGCTCCTAATAAGGAAGAAGTACCAACAAAGAAAGCATTTGCAAAAGTAACAGCTTTTGCACCTGCTCCACTAGCAATAACATTACTTTGTTCTGTTCTTCTTTGTAAAGACGCTGTATAGCCCAGTTGAGATACTCTAATATCTTGTGCCGTATCATTACTTGTTAATTTTGCTCTAAATTGAAATCCTCTACCTTTATAAGTACCATTGGCAAAAGTTTGAAACGCTGTATATGTAGGAGATCCAGAAGAAGGATTATCTTGTGTAACCCTAACTAACATCTCAGCGTTCACATCTGTTGCAGTAGCTCCATCGAAATCTGTCCAGGAATCAATATTTGCTGTCCTACTATCTATTAAATCACTAGGATAAAAAGCTTCTGTTAAGAAGTGACGTTTAAGATCAAGACTAAATACACCACCTAAATCTAAGGTATCTCCACCAGCAGTTCCTCCGAAATCGTAAGTACCAGAACTTGCGATACCACCAAAATCATCTAAAGATCCAACGGCATCAAAATCACTAATAGCATCAAATAAACCAGATCCAGCTAAATTAATAGTTCCTGTTGCGGAATCAAAATCAATATTACTTCTTGTTCCTTGAAATTTGGGGCTATCATTATCTTCTCTCCTGGTTTGTGTTAATAAAGGGGCTTGATTGTCGGGTAAATCTATAATTACACTTGCCTCTCCAGCACTAAATCTCCCTCCGTCATCTCTGAATTTTAAAATATATTCTCCTTCTAAATAAGGAACTTCGGCTGTTGTTGTATTACCAGCCAACGCTTGAATCAGATCAACAGAATTACTAAAAGTACCAGTTCCATCCGTTTTTGTAGAGTGTCTTACATAGACACGACCACCATGAATAACATCAACATCTGTAGATAAATCCCAACGTAACCTTATTAATTTTTCACTTATAGGTTCTGCTGTTAATCCAGTAACATTCGCAGGTAAAGCTGTCTTACCTACAGCATTAAATGTTAAATCAGCAGAAGTCGCACTTGTTTGTAATGCTGCATTATAACTAAATACCTGAAATTCATACGTTCCAATATCACTATCAAATATTTCAAAATCAGGGCTAGAAGTTGTTTGAGATATAAAGTTTCCATTATTAAACCTATAGTTAAACTGATACTGCGTAACACCGACAATAGGTTGCCAACTAACTATTATCTTAGATACAGCTTGATTATTTATTTCAACAATTTTTTCTACTGCTTGTAACGCAGCAGGAGGATTCTTTGGAAGATTTAATATAGATACAGTTCTTGTCGGTAAACTCGCACCATCTTCAATAAAAGCATATTTAGCATTTACATAAGACAAAGCAGTAATCGCATAATTTATACCATCAGATTCTTCTACTGTTATTACTCTAAATTTCTGAGCTTCAACTGTATCATTCTGTAAAAGCCAACCTGCATTTACATTAGGTGCTTGAGAAAAAGCACTATCAACTGTGATGACTGCACCAGCAATGGATTGAACACCTTTAGTTTCCATTGTTCCATCTGGCAGAATCACACTAAGAGTTGGGTTGTTTGTTGTCGCTAAATCAGTTGCAGCAGAATCATCTACAGTTATTTCAGTCGTTGTTGCAGCACTTATTCTTCCTCCTCTTCTTACACCAGAACGAACAGGATCAGCTATTTCTATAACCGCACCAGGTCTAACAACAACACCAGAATCTATAGAGGTTGCAAATGCTACGACTTCACTTTCATTTTGTTCAGCAAATAAAATAGCTTTTGCTAATCTTCTAGCCTGACCTCTACTTGTACATCCGAATCCTTTTACTTGTTTAATAATCACACCAAACTTGGCTATAGCAGCACTATCTTCATAAACCTCATAATCTATTTCCCTACTATCCATATTGAAGTAAGAAACAGAAACAACAGTATTTCTTGTTTTTAATCCACTTCCTGAGTAACTAAATCCTTCTGGAGTTACGTTAGATAAATTGAATAAATAACTTGGATCTTTTGGACTATCTTGTGCAAGTTGAATACTACCAGCAGCCCATATTGGCATACATCTCATAACACCTGCTAATTCATTTATTAGATCAAACGCTTCATTAGATGATTGAATATTTACATTACAACTAAATCTAGCTTCTTGTCCTCCAAGACCATCTGATACCAATGTATTTGCAAATTTACTTGCAGTTACGAAGGAAAACAGATCAAGAGAACTATCAGTTATATGATTACCAAATCCATATCTAGTATCTGTAAGAAGATCAAGTAATATCATCGCAGGACATGAACACCATTGAGCAGCACCCATAACACCATTAAAAATATAACCAGTAGGATAAACAATACGACCAGTAGCACTATCGACAGTTGGAGTACCAGATGCACTAGCACCTGCTCCTGGAATCCTTACCTTTACTCCTCTAATACGATATTTTCTAGTAGGAATTGATTGGAACTGCATAGAATCCAATCGAAGAGAAGCATAAGCACTATTGGCATAAGTATTAGAATCATCAATAATTTCTCCGTAGCTTGTCCATTGAAAAGCATCTATAAGACTTGAATCTGAACTATCTGCTGTAACTCTACTAACTCTAATGTCGACAGGGAAAGCACCTGTAAGATTTACCCTATAATCTCTTTGGTAAGCATCAGCACTTCGACCTGTGATCGTGTCTGTAATGACATCTGTGTAACCACCAGAATTATATTGAACTGAAATCTTAAATTGGACAGTAGAACCTAATAAATCACCTTTATCTGTAGCTTTTTGTAGTTGCGGAAAGGTTATCGTTATATTTGCTGCATCAACATTTGAATTTGTTATCTGTCTAGTAACAGGAGCAGATGTTGTCACAGTTACACCTACTGCTGTTACAGAGGAACTACTCTCAATACCTTCAACTTTTGTCTGACCTGATGTACCAAATCTAGGATTAAAACTTACATCTTGGAAATTAAAATCAGTAGAAGCTGGACTAGCAGAATTAGCTGTGGATTTTAAGACAGGAGTATCATTTAAAAATACGTCTTTTAATGCAGCATTATTATATGCAGTTGTTCCTTTTGTAAGTCCTTCTTTTGAAGCAGAAGCAAACCCTTC